ATATATTGGTTTATTCAAAAAATCAATTATATAGGTTTATTCAAAAATCAAATATATATTAATATTAATATATATTTGAAATGTCTTGGGACTCTTTTAATATTTTAAAAAATCATCAAATTATGTCAGAATATGTTTATCCTGGTGCTGGATTATTAGATAAATTACAACAAATATATCAAAATATATCTAATATTCAATTCAAAAATAAATTGCTAATTGGAACAAAACAACCTGAAATTGATATCATGACTGATAATGATGATAAAAATCATATAATTTGGTCTTCTGATGATCAAATTATTCTGGAATTTGATAATATTAGAACGGATGATATCAAAATTGATGATAAAAATTCAAAATTAGACAATTTTCCATTGTTTGATAAAATAACACCAGACAAATTAATTGATATTAATATTAATGATTTTTATAATTTACAAGCATCTAATGGTTTAGAATACAAAAATTGTTTTAGATCACTAATTAAATTAGCTTATAATGATAAATATTCATATGGAACATTGAGAATTGATTCAAATATTATAAATGATTTTAATATACATCCTGCAATTTTAGATGGAGCATTACAAACAACTTTGGTTTATTTGAATTCTGCATGTATTCCAAAAAGTGTTAAATCATATCAATATTTTGATCAAAATGATCAACAGACAAATACATATTACAGTATTGTTGAAAGATTAGATCTATATAAATTTAATGTTTACCTATATAGTGATAACAAATTATTGGCATTTGTTAATGAACTAGAATTAGCACCAATCAAAAGTAATTCTATTAATAATATACATATGACAAAATTAGTAGAATTAGGATCTGGATCTGTAACTAATTCTACTAATTTTGTATCTAAATCAATACCAACCATACGATCCGATGATGAGTGGTTTTATTATTATCCGAATGATTCTGAACCAAATGATCTATTAGAAATGATAAGTGCATGTGCTAAATATAATAATATCGTTATTTGTATACCTAATGATGATAAATTTTCCGTTTACAATGGATTTATCAAGTCATACAGAAATGAATTTCCAAATAAAATAATATATTGTATTCGTTTTGAAAATAAAGATCAAGTCAAAACATCTATCTTAACCAATGATTATGATATCATTTATATTGGATCTAAACAATGCAAATATCAAATTTATTCTACCAAGTTGATAACTAATTTTGAATTTCAATATGAAAAAGGATCTATTGATAGTTTAAATAAAATACAACTTATTCCTAATAAACTAAAACATGATGACATTGAAATTGAAGTTAAATCAGTTGGTATTAATTTTAGAGATGTATTGAATGTATTAGATACATATCCCGGTGATTCTGGCTCAGTTGGTACTGATTTTGCAGGACAAATTATTCGTATTGGGTCTAATATACAAAAATATAAAGTTGGTGATAAAGTAATGGGTCTTACCCTGGATGGATGTTTAAAAACAAAAACTATTACAAATCCAAATCTAATAACTCTAATACCCAATAACTTATCATATGAAGAATCATCTACTATGCCAACTATTATGTTAACTGTTGAATATTCATTAAAACATATCGCAAAAATTGATTCTGGTATGACTGTTCTAGTACATGCTGGTGCTGGTGGTGTTGGATTATGTGCAATTGGATTATTGAAAAAAATCGGATGTAAAATTATTGTATCTTGTTCAGATGATAAAATAAATTATCTTAAAAATAAAAATTATAATATTGATTTAATATGCTCCTCGCGTAATAGTGAATTGTTTAGAGAACAAACACAAGGGATTAAAGTTGATGTTGTTTTAAATAGTTTGTCTGATAATTTTATAAAATATTCATTGGATTTATTAGTCGATAACGGTTATTTTATTGAAATTGGTAAACGTAATATCTGGTTGACAGAAGATGTTAATAGATTATATCCAAATATTAATTATCACAAAGTAGCAATTGATGATTTTATTAAATTCAAACCTGAATTTATTCATCAAATGTTGCACAATATCAATAATTATGATCCAATATCTTATACTGAATTTGATATGTTTAACCAATATAAGGAAGCATTTAGATTTTTACAATCTGGGAAAAATATTGGCAAAGTTATTTTGACAAATAAATCAAAATTCGATTTTAATAATACACATCTAATTATTGGGGGTAATGGAGGGGTTGGTAAATTATTAACAAAATGGTTAGTAGATAATGGTGCCAATAATATAATAATTGGATCAAGAAAAGTTTCTGATGAATATCATCCTATAATAAAATATGTTAAGTTAGATATTACTAATGAAACAGATCTTAAAGATATTATTGATAAATTTAAGCCATATTCTATATTTAATCTTGCTGGTCTAACTGATGATAAACTCATTGATGATTTGGATTATGATTCTATTGATAAGGTCTTTCAACCAAAAATTAATGGAACCAATAATATTATTAAATATGCGATTGATGCCAAACATATTATATTATTTTCATCAGTTGCTTCTTTTGTTGGTTATAAAAATATTTTATCACAATCTAATTATGCTTCTGCGAATGCATATATGGATTCTGTTGCAAATTCATATAAAAATGTGAAATCCATTCAATGGGGACCATTAAATATTGGAGATGGTATGGCCAACAATCAAGAATTGTTAGATATTTTACACAAAAAAGGTATTATGCATTTATCTGAAGATGATTTTTACAATGGATTGAATTATGCATTAAAATCAGATGAAAAAGTTATATGTATTTGCCCAATTAAATTTACTAATCAATTAAATGAATCAGATGATCCAACTGAATCAAATATATCTGATTTAAATATTCAGGATATTATAGTTGCTACAATTCAGAACCTAATTAGCATTAAAAATATTGATTATGATCAACCATTCACTGAAATGGGTTTTGATAGTCTTTCTACTGTTGAGTTTATAAATATATTAAAACGAAAACTAAAAATTAATCTTTCTAGTACATTGATGTATGATTATTCTACATTAAATAAATTATTGTATTATTTTAATTCGGAATCAGAATTGAAAATTAAAACAGAATTAGTTTCAAATCCAGATTCAGTTTCAAATACCAATTCTGATCCAAACAATGATATTGCAATTGTAGGTATGGCGTGTAATTTTCCTGGATCTCCAAATATCAATGAATTTTGGAATAATTTGCTAAATGGGAATGATTGTATAAGTGAAAATAATATAAGATTTAGTAGACCAATCAAGGCTGGATTTATTGATAATATTGAATATTTTGATAATGAATATTTTGGTATTAGTGCGAGTGAGGCATCTCGTATGGATCCACAACAATGGATGTTATTAGAAATGGCTGGTCAATCATTTTATGATGCAAATATAAAAAAAAATCAATTGACCAATACAAAAACTGGTGTTTTTATTGGTATATGTACATATGATAATGCATTATTGACTGCTACAAATAGAGATGTTTATTCTATGACTGGTACTACGCATTCTATCGCCGCTAATAGAATATCATATTTATTTGATCTAAAAGGTCCATCTATGGCTATAGATACTGCATGTTCATCATCGTTGGTAGCATTAGATGTTGCATGCAAACATTTATTAGATAAAACTATTAATATGGCATTAGTTCAAGGAGTTAATGCATTATTAGATGAAAGAATTTTTGATTCTTTTACTAATATGAATATGATGGCTCCCGATGGAAAATGCAAAACATTTGACAAATCTGCTAATGGATATGTTAGAGGCGAGGGTTGTGGAGCAATCGTTCTAAAAAGATTAGCTAATACAAATAAAGATGATTATATATATGCTATAATTAAAGCAACTGGTACTAATCAGGATGGCAAAACAATTTCATTAACAGCACCAAATGGTTTATCACAAAAAGCACTAATAAATGAAGTTAGATCTAAAGCAAATATTAAAGAGATAAACATAATTGAATGTCATGGAACTGGTACAAAATTAGGAGATCCTATAGAAGTTGAGTCGATAATGCATACGTATGGTAAGAGTTTGGACAAGAGCTCAGATAAGATATATTTAGGTTCAGTCAAACAAAATATAGGTCATACAGAGGGAGCTGCAGGTATTGCTGGTTTAATAAAATTAGCATTAGAATTGGGTAACAAGATGGTTGTTAAAAATATTAATTATAAAAATATTAATCCATTTGTATCTGAAAAAATAAATGCTAATAATAATATTATTATTAATACTGACAATATAAGCTTAGATAATGAAAAATTATATGGTGCTGTTTCTTCTTTTGGTTTTGGTGGAACTAATTCTCATGTTATTCTGGAAAATTATACTCATAATCTAATGAATAAAACATATCATTTTGAAATATATAACAAGAAACATTTTGATATATTTAATAAAAAAGGTAAATATTACTGGCTAAAGGACAACAAATATATCATTAATAAAAATCATATAAGTGATCATATTGTAAATGATAATGTGATATTTCCTGGTGCTGGTTATATTGATTTGGCTTTGTTTAGCTCTGAAAATAATACTCTAAATCTGATACAATTTATGAACACACTTAAAATAGATTCAGATAAGGAAGTTGATATCCAAATAAATTCAGATAATAAGCAAATTATAATATCAGTTTCAGATTCTGATTATTTTAAATGCTCTTTCTCCGATTCTGATAAATCTGATATTAATTTTATTATTCCGAAAAAAGAGCATTTTAATACTAAACAAATTAATATAGATTTATTTTATAAATTGATTGAGCAAAATGGTATTTCCTATGGACAATCTTTCAGACCAATTCAAAATATCGAACTTGACAAAACCAATAATCAATGTTGGGCAAAATTGTTCTCGGATTCAGTTGTAAGCACTACTATTCTTTTAGACGGAGTATTTCAAACCATCGCTTCTCTTATTGACGAAACTAATACTTTTGTTCCTTTTTCCATTGAGAAAATTACCCTATTTGATAAGCTTCCTTCTGATATTAATGTATATACAACTCTAACTAATTCTGATTATGAAAAATGTACATATAGTGCTAATATTATTTTATATGATTCTAATAATAGAATAATTGGACATATTCTAAATTTCACTGTTAAAAAAATTCTTATACCAAACAATTATGCTGGTAAGTCTTTTAATTGGTCACCAATTAATTCTATCGAATCTAATAAACAAATTTCTTATGATTATGTCTATACTAATAAAGAAGAAGAGTTTTTTACTACTTTTATTAATCTTAAATTATCTCAATATAAATCTATTTTATTTGTTGATATTAATGTTAGGTCTGGTTTAATTGGTTTTGTTAAGTCATTTAAATTAGAACATCCTAATATTCGATCTAAATATATCTATGTTGAAAATAACAAGCAATTAGAATTAGAAAAACATCTTCCTGATGATTTTGTCAAGTATGAAAATAATCAAAGATATGTTGGAAAAATCTCTGATACTAATTACTCTTTTGCTGATAATCGTAAATTATATTTTAATGAGAGAGGTACTTTATCAAATCTAAAATTAGTTTCTACTTCAAGAAAAGAGTTATTAGACAATCAGATAGAAGTGAAGGTTTTTGCTAGTGGATTAAATTTTAGAGACGTTTTAAATGTAATGAATTTGTATCCAGGTAATCATGGCCCAATTGGTGGGGAGTTTTCAGGTATTGTATCAAAAACTAATAATAAGGAGTTCAAAATAGGCGATAAAGTTTTTGGTATAGTCACTGAATGTATGGCTGATTATATTATTACCATTCCAGATCTAATTATTAAAACTGAATCTGATAATTTCTCTTATTTAGCCTCATTACCTATTGTTGCACTTACAGTTGAATATGCTTTTTGTAATCTAACTAAGATGGAATCTAATATGAATGTGCTTATTCATGCGGGAGCTGATGGAGTTGGTTTAATCGCTACTCAATACGCACTTAATGCTGGTTGTAATGTCTATGTTACTTGTTCTGATAACAAAAAAATCCATATTGATTCCAGAGTAAAAGGAATAAGTTCTAGTAGAGATGCTGAAATATTTTACAAAGATTTTTCTAAAATTGATTTTGATATTGTATTAAATTCTTTATCAGACGACTTCATTAAGTACTCATTTGATCTGCTCAAAACTGATGGTGTATTTATAGAGATAGGAAAAAGAAACATCTGGACAATATCAGAAGCAAATAATTACAAGTCAGTAGAATATTATTGTGTAGCGATAGATCATATGATAAAAACTGAACCAGAAAAAATAAAAGAAATGTTGGAGAATATAAATAGACGAAATTTAAAACCAATAAATATAAAAGAATATCCAATTGAGGAATCAATAGAAGCATTTAGATATTTACAATCAGGAAATAATGTGGGAAAAGTTATAATAACAAATCATAAAGCCTTAGAAGGTAACTATATAATAACTGGTGGATCAGGAGCACTTGGACAGATTACGGCCAGATGGTTACTATCTAGTGGTGTAAATAAGGTATATTTGATAAGTAGATCTGGTAAAGAAATAGATTTGGATATAGCAGATAGATGCGAAATAATAAATATGGATCTGAAATCAGAAAAGAATGTAAAAGAGTTATTATGCAAAATACCAAATATCAGAGGAATAATACATTCAGCCGGTATATTAAGAGATGGATTATTTCAAAAACAAACAGAGGAAACCTATTTAGAAGTCTACGAATCAAAAGCTCTAATAGCTAAACATCTAGACAAATACTCAACTGATTTGGATTTAGATAACTTTATATGTTATTCCTCAGTAGCTAGTATGATAGGTAATATTGGACAGACGAATTACTCAACAGCGAATGCATACTTAGACAATCTAATCTTAGATAGAAATAATAGGGGTTTGTGTGGATTATCCATACAGTGGTCAGCTTGGGAAACAAACTCACATTTAGGAGGGATGGCAAATAGTGATGTCTTAAATAATCTAAAACATATTGGACTAATTCCAATAACGGAACAGATAGGTAATGGATACTTAAATAATATAATAAATAAAAGAGGTATATATAGTTGTATGCCTATAAAAAAACCAAATTCAGATATACAAATAAAATTTAGAACAAAAGAAGAAATTAGTTCAGAAATAAGGCGTATAGTACAAAACATATCTAATAATGAGATAAAAGAAGATATTCCATTAATGGAGGCTGGTATTGATAGCTTATCATCAATTGAATTAAGAAATTCCTTACAAAGTTCATTTAATACTAAAATTGCTTCTGATATATTATTTAATTATTCAACCATTAATAAATTAACTAATTATTTTTATGAAAAATATATTGGAATAGCAAAAGAATCTATATCTAATGCAAAATCTTCTAGCAATTTTGACAAAATAGCTATTACGTCTTTAGCAATTAATTTACCAGGGTCCGATACTGATATTGATTTATTCTGGAATAATATTTTAAATGGCAAAAATTTTTCACAGAAAATTTCAGGTAGATTTAATTTTGATACTGAGTTTAATAATTCTTATACTAATCACGGACATCTTATTAATGATTTGGAGTATTTTGATAATGATTTCTTTAATATTAATGATAAGGAGGCACTTTTAATTGATCCACAACAAAAATTAGCTTTAGAAACTGCTTATACTGCTCTTTTTAATAATAATTATACCAAGGAAACTTTAATAGACAAATCTATTGGTATTTTTGTTGGTCAAATGATGTATGATTGGTCTCATTTACAAACTGATATTAGTGTTTATTCTGGTATAGCAAATTCTCCTGCAATCACTTCTAATCATATCTCTTATTGTTTAGGTCTACAAGGACCCTCTATTACTATCGATACTGCTTGTTCCTCTTCCTTAGTTGCTTGTAATTATGCACATAAA